GGCGCGGATGAAATTCTCAAACGCCAAAGCGAGCGCAGCGGGATCAAGATCGAAGTCGCCCGCGAGGAGCGCCGCGTGTCGCGTTGAGCCGGTCATAAGCTGGTCGCGGACGCGATGCGCGCGATCGATCGTCGACTTCTCGACCCGCGCGTGCTCGACGAGCTGACCTTGCCGGACCTTCAATTCGAGATCGGCGGCGGCGGCGCGAATAAGCTGCAGCTCGGTTTGTATCCGCAGCAGCGTCGGACCGCCCTCGGACAGTGCCATTACGCGGCCTCGGCGGCGCGGATCGCCTCGGCGCGCAGATCGCCGATCTCGACAATGAGGCCATTCACGAAACGCGTTAGAATGCGGCGGGCGAGAAAGACATCGATCCCGAGTTCAGCGGCAAAGGCCGGCGCGTGGCGGCGCGGCCAGCGGCGCATCTCGGCGATGAAGTAATCCGCTTCACCGCCACCGACCCGGATCGCATCGGCGCCCTCGATGTAGCGCTCGCGCTTGACGTCATAGCGATCCTTTGTCAGCCGCAGCCGCCCGAGCGCCGCCGCCACCCGCGCGGTCGCACTGCGGCGCCCATCGTCACTATCCGGATCGACGGTCCGCGCGCGCCGCGTCCGCCCCCAGGACTCGTCGGCCTGGGCGACGACGATCCGATTATTCGCATCGGGTCTGATGACACCGATATCGATCTGGTGCTGCATCGTCTTGCGGCTGACGCCGCGATGGCGAGCATACTGGTGGCGCGACATCGTAGTATGATCGTCACTCATGGCGACCGTCCCGTCGTTTATCGACCACACGCTGCCCGAGACCAATCTAAAGCTCAGCGAGTGGTCCGACACCTATCGCGTTCTCACCTCGCGCAGCGCCGCCGAGCCCGGTCCCTATCGTACCTCGCGGACGCCCTATCTCCGAGCGATGATGGATGACCTTTCGGTCTCCTCGCCGATCCTTCGAATCATCTTCAAGAAGGCCGCGCAGATCGGCGCGAGCGAGGTCGGCAATTGCTGGACAGGCTATCTCGTCGACCAGGCGCCCGGCCCGATCCTCTTGGTACAGCCCACCGTCGAGTTGGCGAAGCGCTACAGCAAGCAGCGGATCGATCCTCTCTTCGATGAGAGTGAACGGATGCGCTCGAAGGTCCGGCCGGCGCGTGCGCGGGATAGTGGCAACACGATGTTGCTGAAAGAGTTTCTCGGCGGCGTTCTCATCATCACCGCGGCGAACAGCGCGGTCGGTCTGCGCTCGATGCCGGTCCGCTATCTCTTTCTCGACGAGGTCGACGCCTATCCCGGCGATGTCGAAGGCGAAGGCGATCCCGTCATCCTCGCCGAAGCGCGTCTGCGGACCTTCAGTTACCGCGCCAAGCGGTTTATCACCTCGTCGCCGAAGATCAAGGGCATGTCGCGGATCGCGCGCGAGTACGAGGCGAGCGACCAGCGCAAGTATTTCGTCCCGTGTCCGCGCTGTCAGGCGATGCAGGTTCTCGACTTCGCGCGTCTGCGCTGGCAGCCGGGGAGACCGGAGACCGCCGTCTATCAATGTGTCGAGTGTCAAGCGACCTTTGGCGAGCAGCACAAGACCCAGATGCTAGAGCGCGGCGAGTGGCGCGCCACCGCGGAGGTGACCGATCCGACCGTTCACGGCTACCATCTCAACAGCCTTTATTCGCCGCTCGGCTGGCTCTCCTGGCCCGAGATCGCCAAACAATGGGAGGCCGCCGCCAACGACCCCGACGCCCGCAAGACCTTCGTCAACACCGTGCTGGGTGAAGAATGGGAAGAGGAAGCGGATACAGTACCGGAGTGGGAACGCCTCTATGAGCGGCGCGAGCCCTGGTCATACCAAATGGTCCCCGAGCGCGGTCTATTCCTGACGGCCGGCGTAGATATCCAGGTCGACCGCATCGAGGCAGACATCTGGGCCTGGGGGCGCGGTCTCGAAAGCTGGCATATCGAGCATGTCGTCATCGACGGCGATCCTGGCAGGCCCGAAGCGTGGGCGGCGATGAACGCGCTCCTGACGCGGACCTGGGAGCACGCGACCGGCGCGCGGCTCGCACTGCAACGCCTCGCGATCGACACCGGCTATGCCACCCAGTCGGTCTACCAGTGGGCGCGGGGCCAGGACCGAGCAACCGTCCTGCCGGTGCGCGGCGTCGCCGCCTATGACCGGCTCGTCCCCGTTGCCCGACCGACCAAGGTCGAGGTGATGATCAGCGGCCGAAAAGCGAAATACGGCCTCGGCCTCTGGACCGTCTCGGTGTCTTTCTTCAAACGAGAAACCTACAAATATCTCCAACTACCCAAGCCGACGGATGAGCAGCTCGCCGGCGGGCTCTCCTACCCGGCCGGCTACATCCATCTGTCGGACGCCGTCTCCGACGAATGGATCAAGCAGCTCGTCGCCGAGCAGCAGGTGATCGTCCGCAGCCGTCACGGCTTCCGGGCGCGGACCGAATGGCGCCAGCTCCGGCCGCGCAACGAAGCGCTCGACTGCCGGGTATACGCCCGCGCGGCGGTCTGGCTCGCCGGTGCCGACCGTTGGTCAGAGGCGCGCTGGCGGACGCTCGAGGAGCAGCTCGGGCTCGACCCGCCGCCGCCACCGGCCGAGCCGCCACCAAGCGACGCGCCACCGACAGCGGGAACGACCGCCGGCCAATTGGATCGCCCGTCGCGCTACGCGCCGCCACGCCGCCGTCAGGCCGTCGCCTATTGGCCCCGGCGGTGACGCGATGGCGAGAAGCGGCGGCAACGGGATCACATTCCACGCCGAGGTCTATTTGACCGCGATCAAAGGGATGGCGCGGCCGCAGCTCGATAAGCCGGTCGCGCTCGCGCTCTCCGACACCGCGAAGACGGCCAAGACAAAGGCCGCCCAACTGATCGCCCGGCGGACCGGGCTCGCCAGCGCGACGGTCAAATCGCGCATCCTTCACGACTGGGTTCCGATCGGCGCCTATCAGGTCGAGGTCCACTCGTCGCGCAAGCCGATCTCGCTGGGCAGCCTCCCGCGCGTCCGGCAGAACAGCGCTGGCGTCGCGATCAATGTCTGGGGCAAGTCGCAAACCCTCGTCGGCGCGTTTATCAGGAGAGGACAGGTCTTCCGGCGCCGGGGTTCGAGCCGCCTGCTCATCCGAAAGTTGTGGGGGCCAACAATTGCTGGTACGTTCGCGACCCCAGAGGTACAGGGCGTTGTAAAGACGGCGATGCAGACCAGGCTGCGAACTTCGCTCATGCGCCGGGTCGCAGCGGCGATACGCCGCCGATAAAAAAGGGACCGCGCGATGCGGCCCCGATTAATCCAAGACGACTGACTGCAACCAAACGACCGCTGCAGCTTCGCGCGTTTGACCGCGCCGTGCAAGAGGGTCGTTTCGGGACAATGGCAGTCGCGCCTGTCATCGACAAGAACGGATTGGTGATCGTCGGTTCGACCGCCATCGATTGCTCCGAAGAGGCGCAGGCCCGGCGTCGCGAACAGATCGCGCGGCTCGAAGAGGAACTGTTGATCGTCTCGACGGTCAGCAGCATTTCCGATCGCGGGCGCGCGGTCAGCTACCTCACCGCGGAAGACATCCTTGCGGTTCTTGCCGACCTCCGCGCCAAGCTGAACTTCTGCTGCTTTGGCGTCCTGCCGCAGCAACCCCGTCTGCGCGAGTGGCGCCGGCCGTTCCAGATAAAGGGGCTGTAGCGTGGCGAAGTTTACGCCTCGCCCCGCGCGGCCGCTCAAAGCCGGTCGCTTCTGGCGCGCTCTCGACGTCATCCAGCGGTTGCCGAAGAAGATGATAAACGGCGATCAGCCGCCCAATCTCTTCAACGTCCCGGCCGGCGAGACGACACCGGCACTCGAAGCCGGCGCCGCGCGCCGCCGGCTGCGGCTCTGGCAACCGGCGCAAGTCCACATCAACACCGCCTTGCGCAACGCCGGCCCAACCGCGCTGGCGCGGGCGCGCTGGCTCGGTCGCAACAACGGCTATGGGAAGTCGGCGATCACTTCATGGACCGCCGCGACCGTTGGCGCCGGGATCACCCCGACACCGCAGGTCAATGACGAAGGCCTGCAAGAGAGGATCACGCAGGAATTTCTCGACTGGACGGACGAGGCCGACGCGGAAGAGCTGACCGACTTTTACGGGATCACCCGGCGCGTCGCGCGCGAGGCCTATATCGCGGGTGAATGCTTTGTCCGCTTCCGGCCGCGCTTGCCGCAGGACGGTCTGCGCATTCCGCTGCAACTTCAGGTCCTCCCGAGCGAACAGCTTCCGCTGACCCAAGTCCAGCCGGCCCCGACCGGCTATGGCAATGACGGCGGCGAAATCCGCATGGGCGTCGAGTTCCACCGGAACCTGCGCGACAAGCGCGTCGCCTACTGGTTCCTGCGCGCCAACCCGACCGACGCGACGGTGTCGTTTCGCGATCTCCTGGCGACCGACCGGCTGGTCCGCATCCCGGCCGACGAGATCATCCACGTCTATGATCCGGTCGAGGCCGGACAGGTACGTGGGCTTACCCGGTTCGCGGCTTCCGTCGTCAAGCTCTTCATGCTCGACGCCTGGGACGACGCCGAACTGGAACGGCAAAAACAGGTGTCCAACTACGCCAGCTTTATCGAGAAGCCGGCAGAGAACGACCTGGAGACCGGGCTACTCGTCAATCAGCGCAACCCGCTCGACGATCCGGCGATCCTGATGCCCGGCACGATTATGGAAGGGTTTGCAGGTGAGAAGTTCACCCACATGCAGCCGCCCGGTGTCGCCGGTACCTACGAGCCGTTCCAGTACCGTGTCCTGCTTGCGCTCTGCGCCGGGCTCGGCGTTCCCTATGCCGAGCTGACCGGCGACCTCAATCGGACGACCTACGCCAGCTCGCGCGCCGGCCTCTTGGCGTTTCGTTCCGAGATCGAGGCCTTCCAGAACGCCGTCCTGATCTTTCAGTTTATCCGCCGGACGTGGATTCGCTGGATGGACACCGCCGTTCTCGTCGGCGCGCTGCCGATCTCGGCGCAGGCCTACAACGCCAATCTGCGACACTACCGCAAGATGAAGGCGATCCCGCCCCGGGCTCCGTGGGTCGACCCCCTGAAGGACCGGCAGGCGATCAAGCTCGCGCTCGATTCGCAAACCATGTCGCTACAGGACGCGATCGCCGCCGAGGGCTCCGACATTGAGACCGTGTTCCGCCAGATCGGCGAGGAAAACGAGTTGCGCGAGAAATACGGCATTCCCCGGCCGTCGCCGGGCTGGGGCGCTCGGCGCGAGCGGCGCCGCGCCGGCTCCAACGGTCGAGGACGCGAGCGAGCGAGACGCCGCATGATCCGCGATCTCGCCCGCATTCAGGCCATTCTCTTCAACCGGCCGCATTGCATTTGGCAGCCCAAGCTGGACGCGTTGGTCGTCGGCTTTCGGGCGGCTCAGCAACAGCGGGGATCGCGCGGAACGGGTTGGACCTCCCTGTCCTCCGACGAGCCCGTTGTACCGGTGGGGACCGGCGGTGAGCGGCCCCGTGGTTATCGTATCGATCGCGGGGTCGCTCTACTGCCGGTGCACGGCGTTCTCGCGCGCCGCCGAGGGATGATCTCGCCCGATAGCACCGAGCTACAGAGTTACGAGAACCTCTCGCAGGTCCTGCGTCGCGCGTATGGCGACCAGCGCGTGCGCGGCATCCTGCTCGATATCGATTCGCCTGGGGGAGAGGCTGGCGGCGTCTTTGACTTCGCGGACCAAATCCGCGCCGCCAGTCGCAGCAAGCCGACCTGGTCGATCGCCAATGACGGCGGCATGTCGGCCGCGTATGTCATCGCCGCCGCGAGCGATCGCATCTGGGCGACCCGCACCGCGGATGTCGGCTCGCTCGGTGTCGTCGCGGTGCATCAGGACAGGTCCGCCGCCGACGAGATGGACGGGGTCCGCTACACCTTTATTTATCGCGGCGCGCGCAAGATCGATGGCCATCCGCACGGCCCGCTCTCGGCCGAGGCGCAGAGCGGCATCCAGGGCGACATCGATGAGCTGTACGAGATGCTAATCGACACCGTCGCGCGGAATCGCCGCCTCGAACCAGCACGCCTGCGCGAGACGGAAGCCGATATCTACCGCCGCGATGCCGCAATCGATCGCGGTCTCGTCGACCGCATCGGCACCTTGGGTGAAGCGCACGCCGCGCTCGTCGACCACGTCGCACAAAGAGGGAGAACACCGATGAACGATCAGCCGCCGGGGTTTTCCGGCTTTGTTGAGGACCCGCCGGCGCCGCCAGCGCCCGACAACGTCATTCAGTTGCGGGTCAACGAGGCGCTCGCCGACCATCGGGCCCAAACGCGCGAGATCGCCAATCTCTGCAAGCTCGCCAAGCTTCCCGAGCTGGCGACCGACTTTATCGCCAGAGGCGCCACTGTGGCCCAGGTGCAAGAGGCGCTTTTGGCGCGCCAGGCTACCGACGACGAGCGCCGCGCGATCATACCGATCGACACGACCGCCGTGCGCCAGAACGACGGCGCCGTCGAGCTGCAACGGCTCGCCAATGACAAATTTGCGGCGCAAGCGCGGGCCTACGACGGCGGGGGTCGCTGATGTCGATGCTGAGCCTGTCGCTAATGCCGTTTATCGGCCGCGCCTGGCGCTCGACGATGCCGGAACCGGAACCCGAACCGGAGCCGGAACCGGAGCCCGAACCGGAGCCGGAGACGGAGACGGAGACGGAGACGGAGACGCGCGCGGCGCCGGCCGCACGCAGCGCCCGCCTCGCCGAACCGGAACCGCCGGAACCGGCGCCGGCCGCACCCAGCCGCCGCCACGGCCGCCAGCGCCAGGGACGTTCGTGACGCTCACAATGGAGGATTGATCAATGGCTGCTACCGTCCGCAACTCCGCCGCCTATGTCGGGCCGCCCATCGGCGAAGGCCCGTGGAACATCGCGTTTCTCTTGAGCGAGGCCGAAGGGCAGCGTTCGCGCGATGTCATCAAAGGGGTTCCGCCGGGTACCGTCCTACTCCCCGGCGACTTCATTGCCGCGTCCGGCGAAAAGGCGACCGCGCCCGACGAGATCGTCGGCATCTCGCTCTATGGCTACGACGCCAAGGAAGGCCCGATCGATATCGCCGCCGTCTCGCGCGATTGCGAGGTGACCGACGCTTACCTGATGTATGGCGAGCTTGAACCCGCGGTCAATCGCGTGACCGGCGCGGCCGAGCCGCAATATGACCTGTTCAACCTCTTTGGCGTCCAACCGCAGCCGCTAATGGAGTGGCCGATCATTGGCGCGGGCGCCGCCGCTCAGGATGAAGCCGCCTGGGCCGGCCAACTGACCGGATTGTGCAACACGCTTGGTCGCGCGATGGCCGACGAAGTCTCCGGCGGTGCATTCCTGAGCATCTTTGGTGTCTGCGGCTCGGTGTTTTTCGACGCCTTTTCGATGCACCCCGAGCGGCGGGCCGCGTTTATCGCGCTCGATAGCCGGCCGATCGTCGACGCCATCCTTGGCACGCGTATCAGCTTCCGCGACGTGACCATCGTCGAATATCGCGGCAAGGTCGGGAACGTCGAGTTTGTCGAGCCGGACATGGCCTATTTCTTCCCGCGCGGCGCCGTCGACATGTTTGTCGAGGCGTACGCCCCGGCCGACTACCTCGAAACCGTCAACACCGTTGCGCTGCCGCGCTACAGCAAGATGGAAGTGATGGACTTCGACAAAGGCGTCGAGCTTGAAGCGCAGATGAACGTACTCCCGCTCTGCACTACGCCGCGCGCGCTCTTTCGAGCGAGGGCCGTCCCCTACGTCCCATTGGCGCTCGCGACCGCAGGTAAAAAGTAGACCAGCCGGTGGGGATGTGGGTCTTCGACAACCTGCTGCCGACGCTCGCACACGCGTTCGCCGAGCGGGCGCTATGGGATGACGGCGAGGGCGGCGGCGGGACGATCATCGGGCGATTCCGCACCGACACTCAGGAGGTGGCGCTTGGCGGTATCGAGCCGGGGTTGGGTACCGTGCAGACTTGGTTCTACTGCGACCGCAAGATGGTCCCCGGCCGCCTGCCGGAGCTTGGCGACTATCTCGTCATTCGCGGCGAGACCTGGGAGATCGCCCAATATGACGGCGCCGACGACCTGGGTGAGCTGGCTTTCCGGCTGATCAAGCGGACGATCGGCTCGCCGCCGTTCCTACCGGACTATCCAGACGACCCCGAGTCCGATGTGCGGCAAGCACCAGGCCGCCCGTCGCGTCGCGCGGAGATCCTCGCCGCCTATGAGGCCGCCAAGGAGGCCGGCAAGATCGACGACGGGCCGCACTCGCTCGGCGAGGTCGTCCGGATCGTCCGCGACTATATCCGGCCGTGCGACGAGCGCGGGCTCGGCGACAAGACCCTGCGCCGCGTGCTCGCCCCGCGTCTCGCCGCGCGCGGCGGCCGGCTAGGCGGGTGAACGGCGCCGGCCGGGCGGGAGAACTAGCGCCGGAGCGCTTCCCAGGCTCTACGGCCTGTCTCCGGCGGCCGTAGGACAATAAGGAAAATAACCCCGGCCAATTTTGACCGTCTTTTTTGTCCCCCCGAGACTGCGCTACGTCGGAAACCATGCCGAGCGCGGTCGCGACGATCCGGCAAGAGACGGTCGAACGGTTAGCCGGGTTGGCGGCTTTCCAACACGTCTATGATTCGCGCCAGCCGCAGCTAAAGCGCGACATGCTCCCGGCGGTGCGCGTCTACACCACGGGAAACAGCCAAAACCAATCGCTTAACATCATCATCGAGCTGCGAACGACGATCAACCTCGTCGTCCAGATCGTCGCCGAGGACATTACCGACGCCAGCAACGCGGAGCGCGTCGACGATCTCTGCGAGATCACCAAGCACGCGCTGTTTCGCGACCCGCTATGGCTGCGGATGTTTGAGCGCGTCCTCTCGCTCGATATCGAGGTCGATCGCAACGTCGAAGGCGAGTGGCGCTCGACCACCGCGACGCTGAGCTTCGCCTTGCAATGCACCGAGGCCTTTGGTCCCGACGACGAGGCCTCCTGGCCGAAGCTCCCGTGGCTCAAACAGGCCGACGTCAGGGTCGATGTCATCGATCCGGCAGCCGATCCCAACACCGGCCCGCCAGGAACCCCGCCCAATGTTCCCGGCGGCTATCCCGGCGGCCATCCCGGACCCGATGGTCGCATCGAGGTTCATGCGTCGTTCCTCAATCCGCCGGAGGAGGACCCTTAAATGCCGGTCTCGTTTGAACGCATCCCCGCCAATATCCGCGTGCCGCTGTTCTACGCCGAGGTCTCGAACCGCGAGGCGGCCTATTTCCAAATCCTCCAGCCGACGCTCTTGATCGGCCCGATGCTGCCGTCCGGCCTGGCGGAACCGCTCGAACCCGTTCTGGTGACCGACGCGGCGCAAGGCGCCGGTCTCTTTGGCGCCGGCTCGATCCCCGACATGATGGCGTATTACCGCCGCAACGATACGTTCGGCACCGTCTGGTGTATCGGCCACGAAGAGCCGACCGGCGCCACGGCCGCGACAATCAGTGATCGTATCGTCGGCGTCGCGACCGCCGCCGGCATGATGGCGGTATATCTCGGCGGCGCGCGTTACACCGTCACCGTCCGGATGGGCGAGAGTGGCGAAGAAGTCTGCGCTGATCTCGCGGCGACCATCAACGCCGATCCGTTCTGCCTGTGCACCGCCGAGGCCGACGAAGCCGAGGAGGTCGCGACGCGCGCCAGCGGCGAGATCACATTCACCTCGAAGAGCGGCGGCGCGCTGGGCAACCAAATCTTGCGCGCCTGGAATTGGCGCGGTACGGCCGGCGGCGAGGCGATCCCGCCCGGTCTCGCGATCCAGCCGGTTAGCGGCGACGACTTGATCGGGATGCTTTCGGGTGGCGCGGGTCTGCCCGACATGGCGCCGATCATCGCCGCGATGGGTGACGACGAATACGACTTTATCGCCAATCCCTACACCGACGCCGCAAGCCTCGACGCGTTCCAAGAAGAGATGAACGACGTGACCGGGCGCTGGGCGTGGTCCCGGCAAATCTACGGTCACGTCTTCTCGGCGATGATGGGGGCGCTACAACCGCTCGTCACGTTCGGCCGGACGCGCAACGACCCGCACACCTCGGTCATGGGCTACGCGCTATCGCCGACCGCGAGCTGGCGCGTCGCCGCCGCGTTTTGCGCCCAGGCGGCAACCTCGCTGCGGATCGATCCGGCGCGACCGCTGCAAACGCTGACGATGGTCGGCGTCATGCCGCCCCGGCGCGGCTCCCGCTTTGGCATCGGCGACAGCAACACGCTGCTCTTTAGCGGCGTCGCGACCGCGATGGAGTCGGGCGGCGCGACCGCGATCCAGCGCGCGATTACGACCTATCGCGTCAACGTCTGGAACCAGCCGGACCCGTCCTGGCTCGATGTCCAGGCCCCGGCGACGCTCGCCTACATCATTCGCTTCCTGCGCCAGCGCATCCTGCAAAAGTTTCCGCGCCACAAGCTCGCGGACGACGGAACGCCCTTGGGCTTTGGTCAGGCGACGGTAACGCCGCGCATCATCAAGGCTGAGCTGATCGCCGCCTATTCCGAGCTGATGTTGGCCGGGATCGTCGAGAACATGGACGCCTTCAAGGCTTTCCTCATCGTCGAGCGCGACCAGAACGATCCGAACCGGGTCAACGTCCTCTTGCCGCCGGACCTCGTCAATCAGCTTCGCATCTTCGCTCTCTTGGCGGAATTCAGGCTGCAATACAGCCCCGGTTCGATGGCGGCGGCCGGTATGACACCGCTCGCCATGCTCGCGCCCGTTCCGCCGGTTGCGGTGTTTTAAAGGGAGGTTCTTCTCATGGCATGTCGTCGAATTGCCGGTGTGGCGTATGTCTTCGCCGATGGCCGGCAGTATCCGCTACGCGGCAACCTAACGATCTCCATCGACATGCTCGAACGCGAGGGCGTCGCCGGCCAGGACGCCGTCCACGGCTTTCTCGAACATCCGCGAGTCCCGTGGATCGAGGGCGATTTCAGCGATATCGCCAATCTCTCGCTAAAGGCGCTCGAAGCGATGTGTGACGTCACGATCACCGCCGAGCTTGCCAACGGCAAAGCCTACATCCTGCGCAACGCCTGGACCTCGACCGCCCGCGAATTCAATGCGGCCGACGGTCAGGCCACGGTCCGTTGGGAAGGGATGGCATCTGAGGAGCTGATGGCGTGAGCGATCCGCGCGAGGACACTGGCGACATCCCTGAGAGTATCAGCGTCACGCTGAAAAAGCCGATCCAGGCGCACGGCGAGGAACGGACCTCGATCGTCTTTTGCGCGCCGTTGGGGAACGATATCGCGGCCTGCGGCTACCCGTTCAAATTCCAGATCAACACCGGCGCCGAGGGCCAGGTCATGCAGCCCGACGCTCAGGCGATTACCGGGCTGATCTCGCGCCTCGGCAACATCCCCCGCAGCAGCGTCGCGCAACTGACCTTCCTCGACTGGAACGAGTGCATGGGCGCTGTGCTCGGTTTTTTCGGGGAGTCGATCCCGTCAATGGGGGAGACCCGCTCGAACGGTTCTTTGATCTCGCCTGGGTCTGGCGGTGGTCGCCCCGAGACGCGCTCGGACTAACGCTCACCCAGCTGGAACTATACGAAAGGCACACCCACCGCATCCTCGATGAGATCGAGCGGCAACAACCACAGCAGGCCCCGTAAGTGGCAGACGCGATTGACATCAGTGCCGTCGCTAGGGTCGTCGATCAGGCCTCGGGACCGCTCGCCAAAATTCAGGGCGCCATCGCCAACGCCGGCAAAGCTGCTTCGAGCGCGACCGGTTTGTTCTCCCGCATGGGCTCCGGGGTCGGCGGCATCTTCTCGCGGATCGGCGGCGCCGTCGCCGGCATCGGCCAGCGGATCGGCCGCGTCGCCAGCACGATCGGCTCGCTGATCGGTCCGCTCGCCGGGATCGCCGGCCTGGGCGGCATCGGCGGCGCCGTCGCGGCGATGAACTCCTACATCGACAAAGCCGCCGCACTCGGCTCGGCCTCGCAACGGCTGGGAATTACCGTCGAGGGCTTGCAGGCATTCCAATTCCTCACGGGCGACACCGAGGCCGCCAATAACGCGCTAACCAAGCTGCAGAAGACCTTCACCACCATCTCGTCGGGCAGCAAAGCCGGTCAAAAACTGGTGCCGCTGTTCCGCCGGATGGGCGTCAGCATGGACGCCATCAAGAACGGCAATATGGACGAAATCCTGCCCAAGATCGCGCGGAGCTTCCAGGCGAACGTAAACCCGACGACGCGGGCGCGGATGGCGCTCGCGCTCTTCGGAAAAGAGGGTCAGAAGCTCATCCCGATGTTGGCGAAGGGCGAAGCCGGACTTGCCGAGGCCCGCGCGGAAATGGAGCGGCTCGGGATCATCACCCAGGCCGAAACCGCAACCGCCCGGCAGGCAAAGCTCGAAATGCGCCGGTTTGGTTTCGCGATCGAGGGTGTCAAAAACGCGATCGCCGCCGCCTTGCTGCCGGCGATGGTGCCGATCGTTGTCGCGATGACAAACTGGATCGCGCGCAACCGCGAGTTCCTCGCGCAAGCGGCGCTGCCAACCCTGATCGCGTCGATCGCGGCGGCGGTCCTGTGGCTCGGCAAGGCGCTGGTCCTGGCGCTCGGGCCGTTTGGCCTCTTGGCGGCGGCGGCGGCGGCGGTCCTGATCTATCAGAACTGGGACAAGATCGGTCCCTACTTCCAGGACCTCCTGCAAGGCGTTGGCCGGGTCTTTCAAGAGGCCGCCGAGGGCACAAGAGCTGGGCGGCGACGACCTGGGACGCGATCAGGCAAGGCTTTGCGACCGGTGGTCTCGCGGGTGGCGCTATTGCGATCTTCGAGTCGCTCAAAACCGGCGCTACTGACGCCTTCGCCTGGATCACTGCCCATTGGGCCGGGATGGATTGGGGAACGTTCGGGACCGCCGCCGGAGAGGCGCTCGCCTCCGCCTTTAATGCTCCGCTCACCATCGGCCGTTGGCTGCTCGACGAGTGGGCGGCGATCGATTGGGGTCCGATCGGAACCGCCGCCGGAGAGGCGCTTATGGGCGCCTGGGCAGCTTATCGGTCAGGCGCTCATCGCTCTGCTACGCGCGACGGTCGACATCGGCGCGTGGCTTATCGGCCTCGATTGGGGAATGATCATCACCCAGATTCTGACGTTCTTCGGGACGTTGACGGCGTCGATGGTGAAGATCGGCTTCGAGATTATCGGCGGGCTGATCGAGGGGATGATCGACGCCATACCGGGATTAAGCGCGGTTGTCGACAAGGCGAGAAGCATTCTCGGCGGGATCGGCCGGGGCATCGGCCGCGCCGGAGAATTTGTCGGCGGCTTGATCCCTGGGCTTGGCGGTGGCGAGACCGCGCAGCCGACGCTTCCCGCTGGCGAGTTCCCGGTGATTGGTGCCGCGCAGCCGGCGCCTGCCGGCGGCGGACGCCTCGACGTGGCCCAAGCGGCGCCGTCGCAACCCGGTCTCTTGCAGCGCGCCGGCGCGGTCCAACGCCAAGAGGTTCACAGCGATATCACCAATAGTCTCAAGGTCGGGATCAGTCCGTCGCCGCTTTTCGACACGAAGATCGAACAGGCGATCGCGCGCGCGCAAACAACCGGCAACGGCGCGGTGCGCAATCACACCGAGGTTGGCCAGTCGATGGCGAGCGCGGAGGCGATTGCCTGATGATCGGCACAAGCTGGAAATACCAACTACGGCCGGCGTCTTTTCGCGGCGTGCCGTTCCACGTCGAGAACTACGGCGGTGCCGGCGGACGCCGGGGACCGGACCATGAATATCCAGGCCGCGACGTGCCTTTTGCCGAAGACCTCGGCCGCAAGCAGCGCGTCTTCAGCTTTTCGGGCTATCTGATCGGCGACGACTATCCGCAGCGCCGCGACCAGCTCGCCAGCGCATGTGACCAAAAGGGGCCGGGGGAGCTAATCCACCCGACCTATGGCGCGGTCGATGTCGTCTGCCGCGACTACAGCCACACCGAAACGCGCGAAGATGGCCGCCGCGTCACCTTCAGCTTCACCTTTCACGAAGCCGGCCAGCTACAGGAACCGCAGGACGCGACGAGCGAGAATACCGCCGTGACCAGCGCCGCTCTGCCAGTCGGTGTTACGGCGATCGCCAATTTCCTCTCGCTCTTCAGCACGGCGCGTGGCGGCGCCTGGATTACCAGTGCGGCGCGCAACGACATCTTGCTGCTCGCCTACACGATGGAGCAATTGCGGCTGCCAGCGCCGACGACACCACAGGGCGAGCTGAGTCGGGCGCTCGACTATCTGGCGCGCAACGCCGAACCGCTGGCGGCAAACCCGCCCGAGCTGACGGTCCGCGTCGATGACGCCTTCGAGGCGTTCACCGATGCCGGCGAAGCGCTACCGGTCGTCACCGCGATGCTCCGGTTTATCGGGATGGCACACGACCCGAGCGCTCATAATCCGGACCTCCCGGTCTCCGTCCACCGCCAGACGAACGCCGTCGCGTTCGACGCGCTGGTCCACCGCTTTGCTTGCCGCGAGATCGGCTATGCGGTCACCGGGGTTGATATCGACAACTACGACGACGCGATCGCCTTCCACGGCGAGATTATCGACGCCTTCGCGCGGGTCGAGGAAGGCGCCGCCAATGCCGGCGCGGATAACGCTTTCATCGCCCTGGTAACGCTGCGGACGACGATCACCCGGATGATCCTGCGGCGCGCGACGGCACTTAATCCGCTCGTTACCTACCGTCTTATCTCCGACCATCCACCCAACGCCCTCGCGTTGGCGTGGCGGCTCTATCAGGACACCGGCCGCGATCTCGAAATCGTCGCCCGAGTGAAGGCGCGCAATCCGGCGTTTCTCCCGAGTTCGGGCCGGGTGCTGGCGCAATGAGCGAGGACCGCCAGCCCAAGGCGCAGTCGGTGCGCAATCAGACGACCGACACGTCGACGGCGAGAACTACAGCGGGTGGCAGTCGATGCGGATCACGCGCGGCCTAGAGCGCGCGACCTCGGATTTCGAGCTCAGTGTCAGCGAGCGCTGGGAACTGCTAGCGGACGAGACTGTCTGGCAAATCCCGCCCGGCGCCAAGTGCGAGATCATGCTCGACGGCGAGCTGGTGCTCACCGGTTATGTCGATGCCTACAAGCCGACCTATGACGCGGGGACGCACAGCATCTCGCTGACCGGCCGATCCAAGACCTGCGACTTTGTCGATTGCTCGGTGCTGGTCGACGGCGGCCAGTTTGTCGGGATGACGGTCGGCGCGATCGCCGCCGAACTAGCCCAGCCGTTCGGTATCGAGATCGAATTCAACACGACGGCCCGCCCGAACCCGAGGTGCAAGTCCAGCAAGGGGAGACCTGTTTTGCCCTTATTGAACGATTGTCGCGTCTGCAAGCAATTCTGGTCACTGATGACGCGCAGGGTCGGCTCGTCCTCACCAGGGCCGGCAACAGTCAGGCGTCCACCAGTCTTCGCCACGGCGGCAATATCCTCCGGGCTTCGGCGGACTTGGATCACTCGAAGCGATTTTCGCAGTACATCGTCAAGGCTCAGCGTCCCGGCAACGGGACCCGCGCCGACGACGACGCCAGCGGGGGTGGCGGCGAATGGGAAGACGTAGAGGAAAGCCGGCGGCTTCTCCGACACATCCCCAACGTCAGCGACCGGTACAGCGAGCGCATCCGGCTCATGCGCGCGAGCGGCGGCGGCAAGAAGAACCCAAGGGCGCTGACGCAAGTCGTCGGCACCGTCACCGATCCCGGTGTCAGGCGCTATCGTCCGCTGGTGATCGTCGCCGAGGCCCAGGCCGACGACGGCGGGGCGATGCAGCGCGCCGAGTGGGAGATGCGGCGGCGCCGGGCCAACGGTACCAAGGCGACCATCACTATCAACGGCTGGCGGCAAGAGGACGGCCGGCTGTGGTCGCAAAACGAGCTGATCGAAGTAACCGCGCCTTGGCTCGGGCTCGACGAACGCGAGCTGATCATTTCGCAGGTCCAGTTCAGCTCCGATGATAGCGGCGAGCTGACCGAATTGTCGCTGACGCTACCGGACGCCTTTCTGCCCGATCCCAAGCGCAAGGGCAAAAAAGCGGGCGAGGGCGGGAGCAAGGGCAAAAAGAAAGGCACGGGCGGCGGCGATATGTGGGGTGACGTGGTGGGAACGGGATGAGCGAAATTCGCGGTATCCATCGGCGCGTCATGAACATGGTGGCGCGTGGCGTCGTCGAGCAAAGCGACGACGAACCCGGTATGCAGCAACTACAGGTCTCGCTCTTGCGCGACGAGGGCAAGGTCAAGGTCGAGCGGATGCAGAATTACGGGTTCTCGTCGAACCCGCCGGTCGATACCGAAACGCTGGTGGTCTTTATCGGCGGTGGACGTGATCACGGCGTCATCATCGGCACCGACGACCGCGCCTCGCGCTTTACCGGTCTCGAACCCGGCGAGGTCGCGGTCTACAGCAACGAAGGCGACAGTATCGTCTTCAAGCGCGACAACACGATCGAGCTTCACTCCGATAAAAACCTCGTCATCAAGACCGGTGAGAACTTCAGCCTCGAAACCAAGGATGGCGCGCTGAAGTTCGAGAACGCGATCGCGGTCGAGGCGCCGGATATCAATTTCAAGGGCAACCTCCACGTCGACGGCGACATCGACGCGACCGGTTCGATCAATGCGCCGCAGGGCAATGTCGGAGGCGCCTCGTGACCGACGTTCGCCATAGCTGGGACCCGTGGGGGCTGACCGGCGATTGGGTCTTCGATCCCGCGATCGGCGATCTCGCCAGCGGTCGCGATCTCGAAACCTCGGTGATCATCTCGCTCTTCACCGACCGGCTCGCGCATCTCGATGACCGGCTACCCGATCCGCAGGATGGCGATCGACGCGGCTGGTGGGCGGACTGGGACGCCGACGAGGGAGAGATCGGCAGTCGCTTGTGGCTGGTTTCACGTGAAAAGGAGACGGAAGAGGTCCGGGTGCGCGTCGAGGACTACTGCCGCGAGGCGCTCGCCTGGATCCTCGAGGACGATGTCGCCGATACCGTCGAGGTTAGCGCCGTGTGGAACCCCCAGGCGCCCGGCCGGCTCGACGTGGACGTGACGATCATGCGCGCCCGCGCCGTCTTGCTGCACCGCTCCTATAGCTGGGCATGGAGGCAACTCTATGCCGTTTAGCCGCGCCAGCCTTGGCGAGCTACGGGTCCGCGTCGCCAACGACCTGATGGACAAGCTACCGGGTTCCGACGCCCGGCTGCGTCATAGCAATCTGCGCGCGTTTAGTGAGGTCGAGGCCGGGATCGCGCATCTACTCTATGGCCGGCTCGAATGGTCTTTCCGCCAGCTCTTTCCCGATACCGCCGAGCGGGAGTTCCTCGACCGCTGGGCGTCGATCTGGGGTGTCGGTCGGATCGACGCGACCCCGGCAGCGGGACAAGCCTTTTGGGTAGCGCAGCCCGGCGCAACGGTCCCGGCGGACTTCCTCGTCCAGCGCCGCGACGGTGTCCAATACCGCACCACGCATGGCGGCGTCGAATACGACGGCCGAGTGATCCTTGATCTTCGCTGCGAGGAATACGGCGTAATCGGCAATTGCGACCCCGGCACCCAGCTTAGTTTTATGACGACCGCCGCGCGGGTCGTGGTGCAAGGCGTCGTCATGGAGCCGGGTATCGGTGGCGGCGCCGACGATCAGTCAGACGATCTTCTCTTGCAAGCCGTCCTGACGCGTATCCGGCTCCCGCCACATGGCGGCGCGTGGTTCGACTATGTCCGGTGGGCGCTCGAGGTGCCGGGTGTAACGCGGGCCTGGCCCTATCCGCTCGAAGCCGGCGCCGGGACCGTCACGGTGCGCTTTATGATGGACGATGTCCGCGCGCCGACCGGAATACCGCTGCCGGTCGATCTACAGGCGATCGCCGATCATATCGAGCCGGTCCGCCCGGTCACGGCGAAGGTGTACGTCTATGCGCCGGTCCCGGTTGAGGTACCGGTGCATATCCGCGATCTCGCGCCCGACACGCCGGCGATCCGCGAGGCCATCGCCGGCAATCTCGGGGCGATGTTTCTCGAAGCGGCCGAGCCCGGCGGCACGATCTACCTGAGCCAATTCTCGACGGCGATCGGCCTGACGCCGGAGGTCCGCTATTTCATTCTCGATGAGCCCGCGGTGCAGCCAGAACCGCAGCGCGGTGAAATCCTGATCCTTGGTCCGATCACTTACTCGTAAAGGGCGCGGGAATATGAAAGTCGAGCTGAGCCGCGATGCGATCCCCGATGAGACCTTTCAACAGGTCTGCGGCTTTACGGCCGACGACTACGCGCAAGTGCTAGCCGATCTCCTGCCGGTCGGCTGGGCGTGGCCGCGTGATCCGGAGACGGTTCTGATGCGGACTTTCGCCGGGCTCGCCGTCGAATACAGCCGCGTTCACGGCCGCGATTGCGACCTCCTGGCCGAGAGCTATCCGGGAACCGCGATCGAAACCCTCACCGATTGGGAGCGGCTTGTCGGGTTGCCTGATGAATGCCTCGGCGGCGACCAAGCCTATACGCTGCAACAGCGGCGCGCGGCGGTTCTCTTCAAGCTGGCGGCGCGCGGCGGCGCCTCGAAGACTTACTTC